TCTGTGGAAGCTGATGAATCAGTTACATGAACTTTAGCAACTTTACTTCCTGATTCATTTGTAATTTGTATATTTTGAACAATGGCACGTGAATCTGATGGTACTGTATATACGGATACTGCACTAGTATCAGCTGGATCAAAGAATGCGTTTTTATAAATATTAGCCATTAGTTTTGTACATATAATATGTTTAGAGAAGCAGATACATTAAAAGTTACAGAAGCTGAACTAGATTCACCTCTAAACTCTACATCTGTTTTCTCGGTTAATTTAATTGGAAAACTATAATCTTGTAAATGATTTCCATTACTTATAGTTATGACTTCTTTTGTATTAAAAACTCCACCAAAAGGTCTTGCAACTAAAAGCGTTGTTAGGATAGCAGGAGTTGCTGATGATGTACCTGTTGAAATATTTGTTTGATAAATATATGCAGTGTAACCTGCAGGTACTGTCCAAAAACATTGTAATGTTTGATTACTACCATCTCCATTAATTATTGTATAAATATTTGCAGGTACTCCTGCTGTAACAGTTCCTGTGCCTACATAAATATTTCCAGCATTTGCTCCACCTGATCCTGCTGTTAAAACTATGGCTCTGTTCACTCTAATATAACTATTAACAGTAGTAACTGCTGTTTGACCATTTAAAGTTATAGTTTCACTAGCTTCATTATAACTTGCATCTAATCCAGAAATTAAAACAGTTCTTGCACCTGTTCCAGCAGAGGTATCATTTACATCAGAACTAGACACAGTCATAGTGGATGCACTTGGTGGGTAAGAGTAAAGTCCTCCTTGTTGCCAAATAGTTTCTACACTATTTCCAACACTAGAATTTGTTCCAAATTTATAATTTTGTTTATAGCTAGGTGATAAAGCTCCACTAGAAACATTAAGATCAAAAGGATTTTCAAAGTTTACGTTATTACAAGACATTAACAGTTTCCTCCCATACTAAACCAAGTATAACGTTCTGTTTCTTGTTTAAGCTCATTTAAAAATGTAGAGTTTAATTGTTCTACAACTGTTGTTAATGCTCTGTTAATTTGTTTTTGGTTAGAAACATCGTATTCAACTTTTGGTTCTGGTATTCTTATATTAATTTTTGCCATTATCTTCTTCCATCAGGTTGTAGATCTAGTCTTAATGTACCAAATCTCCATGTTTGACTAATATCATCATTTTCAATTTTAATATTACAAAACCGTCCACGAGCTCTTGTATCTTTTTTCGTTGTTGTAGATGTAATACTAAATGGACTTAGACTTGTTGTTGTATCTGAATCTTGCGGATAATTTTTAATCGCTAAAGTTACCTTTGCACCGTTTTCTAATGTTTTAAAATCGGGAATAAATCTCCTTAATGCTAAAAAAAATTCACCATTTCCTTGTACATCTAAATCAAAATCAAATGATTTAATAAATGATGTCACCGTTGTTGTCGTACCATCAGGGTTAACTTGATCGGTTCCAACTTCATGTGAAAAGAAAACTGTTTGACCTAACGTATTTACACCACCGATACTAGGAAATGTTCCAGATGCTGTACTATCAAATTTAGTTGCGTATGGATTCGGGTAGACAACAGCATCAATCCAAGACGTTCTTGCTTCTGTTCCTGTATACCAAACTTGTTCTCCATAATTGTAAATTACATAAGAATCATTGTAATCTGATCCTGAAGACGGATAGTACCAAACAATTTCTGTATATAAGTTATTTAATCCAGCATAAACTTGCTGACCTTTTGTAGTATCAAAATTATCAAATACAAAATCTTCTACACTGCATGGTAATGATTTAACTGTACCATCATAAAGAAAGAAACCGTTAGGTGATAACCAATAAGCAATACCATCTTGTTCAACGACCGCATTCTTACCGATCAAACCACAGTTTGTACCTACCGCTTCAAAACCAAATGTAAAAGGCGCACCAATAAACTTCATGGTATAAAGTGCGTTATCAGTCCAAACAAGGATTGTTTCTTTTGCTTTAATCGCACCTATAATTTTAGTTCCATCTTGTAATCTAAAATCACCTGCAGCATTAATTGCAGTTGCGGTATAATCATTAATATCTTCTTGGTCCGAGAATCTTATAAACATATCATCTTGAGTAGACGTATCTCCAATTGTTGTTTCTGTTCCAAGATGCACTAAGTGTCTTGTTGTTGGTGAAACTAAAGTTAGTCTTGATGCTGTCGGGTTTGCTGATGTAGAAAAACCAGATGTTGCTGTAGACGCTCTTGTTGAGGTAGCTGATGTTGCACCTGCATTCCATGTAAATGTTTTACCATTTGCAATCGTTGCAATAAGTACTTCACCAAAATTATCTAATGACCACAGTCCTGGTTCAAGGGTTACATCCGAAGCAGAAGCAGCTTCGTTCCAACCTTCACGACTCCATGTTCCTGCGCCCCAACCATAACCATAAGTTTGTTCTGCAGGACCTACAGTTTCATAAGGTGTTAAGGTTGCACCTCCACCATTTGTTGTAGACGTTGCATTACTTGCCATGGTTATTGTAAATGTAGTTGCACTTGGAACAGTTTGAACTACAAAATTTAAATCATCAAAATCAGCTGTTGTAAAACCTGTGCTAGCAGGTAACGTTGTAGAACTAAATTGTACAATATCACCTACAGCTAAACCATGTGATGTTGAAGTTGTTGCAGTCACTGTTGGTTCTGTATCTGTAAAAGCTAAATCATTAATTGTTAAATTTGATTTAACAGGAGTGATATCAAATAACTGACCTTCAAAATATAAAAGTAAAAACTTATCTGTACCAATCGCAACATATCGGTTACCATCTAAATCAACAAAGGCATGAAGTTTTCTTGATACACCAACAATAGAATCTGTAACTAAAGAAGTCCAACCGCCAACTTTTTCTGGGAGGCCATATCTGAATCTGACATTATCAGAATCCACCCAACGCTGTTCTGCACCGACTGCAGTATTTTGTTTGTCGATCCCTGGTTTAAATCCGTATTGAACGAGAGGCATGGAACCTCCTATATATTATCTTTATAGATCCAACCTCTTGTTGCATTGACGTACACCAATGTAAAAGCTGAACTATTTGTAGATACTGTTAAATCAGAAGCTGATCCTAAAATATTAGATCCGTTTCTTCCAACAGTTAGATTGTTTGATGCAAGGTTGTTACCGCTATCAATGAAATGAACTTCGTTACCTACTGATGGTGATGCAGGAAGTGTAATCGTAACTGGAGCGTTTGCTCCTGCTCCTGAAGTATCCACTAATACTTGGTCTCCTGCGACTGCTGTATAAGCTGCATCTGGGGTATGATAACCTTTTGTTTGTAAACCTAAATTAACATTTGTACCATCTGAATAAACTAAAGAAGTTGAACCCACTGGTAATGCAATACCTGTACCTGATACGGTTTTAATCGTTAAGGTAAACCATGCTGAAGTTGTTCCTCTTGTTGTTGCATCTTCTACAACAAAAACTCTTTCTGCTGTGTCTGGCATTGTTACCGTTCTGTTTGCTGCTAATGTTCCTGTAAGTTTGAAGTATAAATTTTTACCGTTTGATGTAGCACCGTTTGCTAATGATAAAGCAACGTCAGCAGATGCAACATCTACAGAAATGTAACCAGATGAAGCTTGTTCTAAAATCTGTAAATTTGTATTTGTTTGTGTACCCCATGTCCCCGATCTTTCACCGGTTGCCATAAGTTCTATTTTTAAATTCGTCGAATTTGTAGCCATATTTCTCCTACGGATTATCTGGATCGATTGGAATCCAAACACCAGTTGCTCCTGGAATTATCGAGTTCCATGATATCACATCTATGGTGTTATTTGCAAGGTTTAATTGGCTACCTGTTACAGGTACATTAATAACAATATTAAATGTGACATTACCAATACTAACATTTAATTGACTACCATTTAGCGCAACAATAGCTTTTTGTGATAATTCACTAGCAAAAGGTGCTGCTGAAAATGACTGTGCTCCAAAAAACATTATGATCCCCTACCTGTTGAAATAGGAGTCCATACTTGACTTGCGCCAGGCACCACTCCATCCCATTGTCTAATATTAATACCAGTCGGTACTCCAATTTCAAGGCCTGATCCTGCTGGAAGAACATTGGCACTTGCAAGAATGGTTACCGTTCCAGTCGACAAGTTCTGTCTATTTGTGGTTACAACAACGGTTGCATTCGCTTTTGTGGTAACATCACCGATAGTTAAATCTACACGGCTTCCTGTTACAGATATATTTGCCTTACCAATAATCGTAACTTCATTTGAATCTACCGTGATCCGTGTTCCATTTGGCAAGACAGTTGCTTTACCAATAATGGTTGGATCTCCAGAATCTGCATTGACTTGTGAACCTGTAACTGAGTAAATAAATTTAAAGGTCGGATCTCCTGTTGCAATATCAACTTTAGATCCAAGAAGTGAAGTTACTGCATTTCCAATTAAAGTTGGTGTTCCTGTATCAAGATTTGCTTGTGATCCTGTGACATTATATTTAAATGCAAAAGTCGGATCTCCCGTATCAAGGTTTGTTTGTGATCCTGTTGAAAGAACATTGGCATCTGCTGTGATTGCAACTGTTCCGCTACCTAATGCAGTTACAACACCTGTAACATCAACACGTTGATTGACACGAAGAACAACATTACCGATTGTAAAGTTTGCCTGACTACCTGTTGCCGCGACATTAGCATTTCCGATAAATGAAACGGTTCCTGTATTGGTATTAACTCTAGATCCGTTGACATTAACATATGCGTAAGGAACTGGACCTTGAGAAGACCAAGGTGCTTCGGAGAACGATACCGCACCGAAGTACATGATTACGCTCCAGGTTTAGTCGGCCAAGTAATAGCGTCTATTTGTTCTACTGTGGTAATTCCGTTAGTAATATCTCTAAGTGCTTGTCTGTATGTTGTCATTTCAGCAGATAAAGTCTGGTCAGATAATGCAAGGTAATCTGTACCTGCAAGTAATCTATCTCTTTTAGATCTTAGTTCAATCATAGCTCTATCAAAAGCACCAGCGTTCCATGCTGTTTCTTCAGCGGCTCTTGCTGCTATTTCTGCTTCTGTAAGCTCTACTTGCTGTCCATTTACTATTTTATGTGGCATAATCGCTCCTTTATATCCTAATTAATCCCAAACATCAATATCTTACCATCATCTATGTTTCCGCTAGACATTTGAAATTTTATATTGGTTAGTGCTGATGTAGTGTTAAAATATCCAGCACTAAATACAGTTCCACAAACATCATTAGCATGAACAGAATTATTATGTCCGATATAATGCTTTACAAATGTTGTGCTAGATGGGTTGAATAATTGCAACATTCCACTTTGACATTGGTCATTATCACCACCAACATCTCCGTCAGTTAAAGATTGAAAAGATGTTCCTTGTGCTTGGTCTTTACCTGTGTTGTAAGAAAGATATTGGTCAGCATCATTTTCATTATGACCTGCTCTAAAATGAGTAGAAGTTATAGTTGTATTATAATTTGAACCATTATCAGTAGAACATTGAAACTGAAATAAAGGATTACCAGTTGTAGCACTTGGGTGAATATTCACAAAGAAAAACTTGTACTCCTTATATGAACTTAAATCAAACTCTATACTAGCTGATGAAGAAGCTGTGGCACTAGATACTAATACCATATCACCTAGAGGTGCATTAGGTAATAAAGTGACATTATCTAGTGTTGCATTTGCAAAGTTATCTGCAGGAATGGTTCCTGTAAAAGCATTTGCATTTTGTATCCTAGTTATACTCATGCTGAAATCCCATACATTTTAATTTTGCCAGAATCCAGATTGCCTGATGACATTTTAAATCTAAATCTTGTTAAAGCTGAAGTCGTATTAAAATATCCTGCCGTAAAATGTTCTCTTGAATAATTATCATGTCTATAAACATTTGTATTTGCTATGAAATGTTTAACATAAGTAGTAGATGATGGTTGAAAAACTTGTAATGTTCCTGCTGCACATTCATCATTATCATTACCTATCAATTGTCCAATAGGTTGAAATGCTGTTCCTTGTGCTTGATCGTTTGCAATTGCATAACCTAGTTCTGTTGTTGTACCTGTTTCATTATGCTGTGAAATAAAATCAGTTGAAGTAATTGTTTGATTATAATTGGTATTTGTTCCTGTATCAGATTGAAAAGTAAATTTTACATTATTAGTTTCTGGATGTATATTGATAAACTCAAACTGATAAATGTCGTATGTACTATCAATCCCACTTGTAAACTCTATTGAACTAGAACTAGATGCTGTGGCAGTAGATAATAAAACAGGTTTGCCAGTAGGAACAGCACTAGGTAAAGCAGTGATGTTATCAAATGTAGAGTTTGCAATATTCGTTGCAGGAATGGTTCCTGACAATGAATTAACCCCTGATAATCTTGTAATACTTTGTGCCATTAACTAACTCCATACATTTTGATTATGCCGTCATCAATGTTGCCTGAACTCATCTTGAACTGAACTCTTGTCAAAGCTGTGGTTGTATTTATATAACCAGCACAATATTCATCTCTTATAAAATCAGAATCTTTATAAACTGCAAATCTTGAAATA